CGGTGTAGGCCGTGCAAAGGTATTCCCCTTGCAGTACGGAGCTGGGACCGTGGAGGTCTGCATCACCGATTCTGACATGGGTGTACCATCCTCAGATCTGATCTCAGATGTGCAGAGCTACATCGATCCGGGGCATACCGGTACCGGAGCGGGAGCCGCTCCTGTTGGTGCTGCGTGCACTGTGACGGGTGCAACGGGTAAGACGATCAATGTGAGTGCTACGCTGACGGTGGCCGACGGCTACACCATCGCAGACGTACAGGACGAGATCGAGGCGAACATCACAGCCTATCTGAAGAATATCGCATTCTATCGGCTGTCCATCGACCAGTATCAAACTTATGTCTCCTATGCAAAGATCGGTGAATGCATCATGGACGCTGAAGGGGTCCTCGACTACAACAATTTACAAGTCAACAACGGGACAGCCTCTGTACAGCTGACTGACAGAGAAGTGCCTGTGATCGGGACGGTGACGCTGTCATGATGAAAGAATTCGCTCTGAAGCAGATACACTGGCGACTGGCGAAAGATCCATGGACACAGTCGATCTTCGAGGTGGCCGGTATCAGCTTCGACATACAGGCCCAGCGGATCATCGACATCTACAACTCATACGACTTTGAGAAGATGAATCTATCATCCATCCAGATGTATGAGAAGATGCTGGGCCTCGTGCCGGACGAAGAGAAGAGCCTTGCAGACCGGCGGGCCTACATCGCAGCCATGTGGAAGAAAGGTGCTCCTGCCACACAGGAGAACATCCAGTCCATCTGCGACGGGTGGCTGAACGGGGAATGCGATGTGGAAGCCGGTCCGGGATATGTCGAGATCACCTTCAATTCTGTGATGGGTGTACCGACAGACCTGGCTACGCTCCAGAAGGCACTCCTGCAGGTCGTACCGGCACACTTAGAAGTCCGTTATAACTTCAAGTACCTGCTCGTTGGAGAAGTCCACGAAGTCATGACACTGGCTGAGATGGATGCGACACCGATGAGCTACTTTGCGGGATAGGAGGTAGAGAAGTTGGCAAGCAACACGCAATATTTAAATCTCTACAAGAAAGACCCTGTAGCAGATGCGTCCGATACCTTCAATATCGGCACGATGCTGAACGACAACTGGGACAAGCTGGAAGCTGCATGGCTTGCCCGTATCATCAACGGGAAGACCATCACGACAGCCACCCTGTCAGCTGGTACATGGGACGAAACAAATAAGACCTACTCCTTCGAATCGCAGTATCCGTCGGCGACCTACGACGTGGAGATAGAGCCGGGTCAGACGGCAACGGAGGAGCAACTGTCAGCATGGACACGGGCGAAGCTGGTGGGGAGTGCGAGTAGTAATATTCTGACGGCGGTCGGTGAGGTGCCGAGCGTGGATATACCGATAATTATTAAGGTGGTGGTTAAATGAGTTTAGGTCTTAATGGTGGGGGCGGTAGCCAGTCTATCATGGCTGGTACTTATGCCGGCACTGGAACATCGGGCGAAACAGGTGCCAGGTCATTGACCTTCCCAAGAAAGCCTGTTCATTTTGAAATCTTTAGGGTAGACCCGTCCAGCAGAAGGATGAATATTGTAACTGTATTTATGCATGTTCTGACTTCATCTTATCAAGCAAACGTAGCAAAGTGGAAAGAATCATCCTATACAGCACAGATTTCTCCATCCATCTATGCAAAGTTTGATAGCACAACGAATACACTGTCATGGTATGGGTCAGGCACGAACGGTGAGACACTTGGCATGAATGGAAATGGCTACACATATTCATGGATGGCTTATTTTGATTAAGGAGGAGTAAAATGTCACTTACAATAAATGGTAGTGGGGGGGGGTACTGCTCTGAATGTACCCAAGATTGAGACAGGCAGTTATGCCGGAACAGGAACATATGGGTCTGACAACCCTTCAAGCATCACCTTTGCTGGTAAACCTATTTTCGTTGTGATATCTGCTGTCGGGAGAACAACTGATGCCGGCATCTATTTTACGCAATCACTGACAAATACATATACCACAGTGAAAAATGTTTATAGTGAAACAAATACCGGCAGTGCAAAACTGAACGGGAATACATTAAGTTGGTATGACTCCAGTAGAAGCAGACAGCATAATGACTGGAGTACTACATACAATTATTTTGCATTAACGATTTAGGGGGTTTTATTATGGCATTAACAATTTCTGGAAGTGGGGGGGTATTACCCGTGAAGAGGTAGTGAGTCTCACAGGTTGGAATACCTTGCGCTCAATACCTATCAATATCCCACAAACGTCTGCGTCATCCGGAACGACAGTTCTCTGTGCTTACGATGATTATAAAGATGCTATTGGCGATTACAGAGAGATCAGACTTCGTTTTGAGCAGGAATCAGCTTACTGCAATAGCGATCATCCGATTTCTGTGGTTAAAGTTGGATTCAGGGCATCAAGTGATTCTACGGCACCTTTGGAGTATTGTTGTTTTTATGCATCAAATGGTTTTGGTACACAAGGCCGTGCTACGAAAAAATCGAGGCCAGTTTTCGGAGCGCATGACGCATTTTATTTCACGTTTAAATCGGGTAATTATATAGATAGTTTTAATACATTAACAAGCACAACATTTTTAGATGCTGTGTTGCGTGTTAATGTTTATGGCAGCTTTAAATATTCGATCAAGGGCACCTTGTATATCGAAGGCAGAAAATAAATTGAGGTGATTACATGGGAGCATTCCCTAATGCAGAAAAAACCCAACAGAACAATGAATTCTCAAACATCCCCAACTGGTGGGAGCATGGATACACCGGCAAAGGTGTCACTGTCTGGAACATGGAAGGCTACACTTCCCACTCTGGACACGGCAAGACATCACGCAAGCGCATCTTCGGGTCTGCACCCGATGCCACAGTATTGAGCGGTGCTGTGACTTACGGCTCCAGTGCCACGGAGCTGAAGAACCCGACAGTGCTGTGGGAGCAGGACGAGGACTTGAGCGGTAAGAACCAGATTAGAGTACCGCTGGAGGAATTCATCGCCACCCACAACATCAAAGTCATCAATGCATCTCTATCACCTGCTCCGTTCTCCTATCCAGGCTATAAGACGCACCCCGAATGGAAACGGCTCATAGAGAAGTACGACCTCTGTTGCTTCGCTTCATCTGCAAACGACAGCAACAGAGATAAGACTTTCGACAACTCGGACTATGGCTGGTGGTATGTCGGTGCGATGTATCAGTACGGCACAGACCCGAACGATCTCCGCAGACACGGATACTCAAACGGCGGTGAGGGTTTAGACTTCATCGACTTCACTGGAGACTGGTCTGGCACTTCGTCCTCATCTCCATACCTTGCAGGCAAGTGCGCCCTCGTCCGTCAGCGTTTCCCACACTTCAACAGATTCGAGGTCTATGAGTACATGAAGCAAAACTGCATGGACTTGGGAGACACAGGAGAGGACAAGCTCTTCGGACACGGACTCTTCATCCTGCCACCAATCACTGAACCACCTAAAGGAGATGATGACGTGGAAATCACAAAGACAAAAGTCCTCGTTGACGGAGTCGTCAAAGAGGTGAAAAGAGTCATGGTCAACAATGAGAACTACATCAGACTCCGTGACATGGAGGACGTTCTCGGCATCTGTGATGTTGACTATGACGCAGAGAAGAATCTTCCCATCGTTAGAAAGGGGTGATACCTATGAAAAACAGCATTTATGACAAATGGAAGTTCATCGCACAGATTCTCCTTCCTGCGGTCGCGACCCTGTACTTTGCACTTGCACAGATTTGGGGATTGCCCTACGGAGAGCAGATCGTGGGCACTATCACTGCCATTGATGCCTTCCTCGGTGCTATCCTCGGAATCAGTTCGGTGAAGTACAAAGACAGACTGGCAAAGCATGGAGAGTGATGGTATGAGCTTTAACATCAGCACATCGGAATTCTTCCGGATCCTGACCCGCTCCAACACAGACACCGGTCCGGTCACGGATTCCACGTCCTTCACGGTCACTGTGACGGGTCCGGGAATCCAGCAGACCATCGATGCGGAGCTCACGTGGGACTCCACAGAGAAGAATCCGACTATCACCATTTCTTCGTCCACCGACGGGACTGCGGGCTCTGCGGACGGTCTCAAGTACATCCGCCTCATCTATCCTAAGCGGAGGGGCTCCGGAGAACCGTGGGCGGTGGACGTGGCTGCCTCGAATGGATCAGAACGTGAGGTGACCATTACACCCGGTCACGCATCGGCTGAGGTGGGATACCTGAGCACTCTGACCTTCC